CGCCCTTGCGAGCAGCCACAGTGCCCGACTGTTCCGTGATGTGCGGGAACCAATCGGCGTTATCGGCCTTCATCTTCTCGGCGTTCTCTTTCGACATCATGCCGGCGTCCACATAGTCGTCGATCTTCGAGTTGTTCGCGGCGCGGGCCTGGGCAAGCTCGTCCTTGTACTTGGCACCAAGGGTGTCCATGATCGCCTGTGCGTCCTCAACCTTCATCGGGGTCTTCATGCCACGACCCTGCAACTCCATCGTGCGGGCGGCGAGACGGACGGCCGTCAACTCTTGGATGCTGCCCTTGGTCTTCGCGCTGTCGTAGATTGACATCAGCGGCGGCGCATCGTTCTTCACATAGGCTTCGCCCTGACGCTCAAGGCCGCCCACGGTGACACGGTGCCAAGCGCGACCGGCGCTGCCATAGGTCTGACGGAAGGCGTCCGCGATGCCGAACTCGTCTTCTGGCGTCCCAATAGCGCGATCAATGCGTTCGGCCGGGGCAAGCTCGCTCACGGCGTCGAACACGAAACGCTTCTTCTGGTCCGCCAGCTTCTGCGACAGTGAGGCCTCGACCGGGTTGGCGATCACGCCCTGCGCCTTCGCCACCAACTCCTCGGGAGTGGGCGGCTCATCGCCACCACCTTTGCCACCGCCCTTGGGCGGCTCATTGCCACCACCTTTGCCACCGCCAGCCGCATCGGGCTCAACACCGAACTTGTCGTTCAAGCCGCCAAGGCGATCCGCGTGTTCAAGGTAACGCTGCGTCTCAAGTGGCAGCTTGGTCCGGTCTCGGCCGCCACGGATGAAAGCGTTCGCGCGGCCGGGGCCGGCGTTGTAGGCGATTAGCACCGCTTCCATGTCGGTGCTGCCGTCCGTGTTCTTATAGTGGCTGGACAGGGCGCCGATGATCTTCTCGGCCGCAGCCTCGCTATATTTCGGATCGGTCAGGCGGTTCACGTCGAGCCCATAGGTGCGCGCCGTGTCGGGCGTGATCTGATAGCGGCCGACTGCGCCCTTGGGCGACACAGCCTTGTCGCCACTGTTCTCAAGCCGGCGCACGAGGTCAAGGCTCTCGTCACGCGACAAAGGCCGCTTATCGGCAGCAGCGTGGGCGCTCGATAGAATATCGGTGATCTGATCTTGATGCTCCTGCGCGGTCTTCAGTGCGTTCGCCTTAAACGGAGCCAGCGCTCCCTTGGGGTTGGGAACCGAAAGAGCCTCCATATCAGGCGTTCGACCCATGATCGTTTGCGCATAACTTTTATCCTTAGTCGCCATCTGAACTTGTTCGCCGGGCGTGACGCCGCTCTTGCGATAGATGTCGCGCATGTTCTGTTGGATGCGCTGGAACTGAGGCCCACTGACCTTGGCCCCAACATGGAAGCCCAGCATCAACGCGGCGCCGGCAGCGAAGTCCTGCGCGTCCGGAGCCTTGCCATCCATCAGGCCACCCAGCGCGGTCGCGGTGACCGTATAGGAACCCATGTCAGCCAGGGCAGCGGCGCCAACTCGGCCGGTTTGGGCCAAGACTTTGCCTCCCACGGCGCCACCTACCGGGGCCGACACCATGCCAATCACGCCTTGCTTTGCGCTGTTGTAGGCAATCGCGCTCGACCGCGCCATGAAGTCCTTGAAGTTCAGAACGCCGTCTGGATGCTCATAGTGGTCCATGAGGACACCGCGCATAGCCTCGGGCAGCGCGGCCGAACCAAAGCCACCACCGGCTAGGCCGCCGACAGCTTCGCTCACGCCCGTCTCGCCAGCACCTGGGACGGCTGCGCCGGCCGCGACGCCCACCGAGGCACCACCGACGAGGCCCGCCACGACGGCGGGGCTGTCCCCCACAAGCTGCGCGGCGCCAAAGGCGATCTTGCCCAGCAGGCCGGCGTCCTGGGGCGCCACGGTCTTCGGCAGGCCCTTCAGGGCGAGGCCGCTGACGGACATGTCCCAGCCAGCCGCCAGCATCTCAAGGGGGTTCGATGCGACTGTAGGCTCCTCGCCCACAGCAGCGTGAACATTGCCGCCGACATGCTGATCGAGACTGGCGAAATTGGGGTCGCCTTCGCCCCAATAGTTCGCGATTTCTTGCCCGGTGAAGCCACCAGACTGCAATTTGGCGTTCTGCTGGGCCTTCCAACCATCTGCCTCCTGCGCGCTGAAGCCACCCTGTACGAGCTTTTGATAGGCGGCGGCACCTTCCGGCATTGTCCGCGTCTTGACATCAATGTCTGCCACGTTAACCCCCGCTTCGTTTCAGGAAGTCCGCAGCACTTTCGCCGGCCGCCCGTTTGGGCACACTACCGCCAGCCGGCAGCGGCTTCAAGCCCGCCCCAGCCTTAGCGGAATAAGACTGTAGAGCGGTGTCTTTCGATACCTGATACTGCGGCAGGACAGACACGATAGTCTTACGAATGTCAGCTTCCGGAACCTTCTCGGCCTTCATCGTGTCGTGCATCTGCTGCGCACGAGCGGACCATTCATAAAACTTCTGGTCGCCGTAAGGGTTGACCTTCAGGAAACTGCTGTCGGTGATGTAGCCCTTGTAGCTAGTGAGGAATTTGCCGAAGTCCTTCTGTGACGCCGACTTGGCCTCGTCCTTCGACAGTTCGTTCACGGCGCTGTTCCAGAATGAATAGTCCTTATCACTCAGCTTGTGGTCGGCGCGGGCCTGCAGCACCTCAGCGGTGGATAGCTTGCGCGGATTGCTTTCGCCCAGGAACGCGCGACTGCGGAAGTCCTCATAGGTGTGTGGATCGGTAACGACCGGCGTACCCTTCTCGATGTCGTCGGTCACGGCGCGGCCGAACGACAGCATCGCACGAACGGTGCCGTCATCGGCTTGGTCAAGGTTCTTCAGAGCGATGACGCTCTTGAAATAGTCAGGCGGCATCTGAAGCTGACCCGTCTCCGGATTGACAACCTTCGCGGTGACCTCGTTCGTCGCTTTGTCGAAGTTCTCCTTCGCCTGCCGACGCGCTTCAGCGGCGGCCGCCCGCTGCTGTTCCGTCTGGGCGCGCGTCATACTCTCGGCATAATTGTTCAGGCTATTAATTTCACTCCCTTCAAAAAGGCCGGCGAACTCGCCGCGCTTCAGGGCTTCACGGGCGGCAGCCGGATCGCGGTCGGCCATAGTGTGAAAGGCAGCAACTGCCATGTCCTTCATCGCGGGCGTCGCAAACTCCTCGCGGATTTTGGCCTGCTGTTCTGGCGAGAGGCCGGGGTGGGCAGCAAGTTGATCTTCAAGCGTACCTTTCAGCATCGTTATCGCAGAACCTAGTAGCGTCGGATTGTTGCTGACAGCCTGGGCGAGCCCGTTCTTGGTCTGCTGCAAATTAGTGACCATTTGTGCGCCAGAGATTGTCGCTTTCGCGCCGATAACTTGGTGCGTGAACTCGTTACGCAGCGTTGCACCAATACGTTGTGCGTTCTCGGAGCCCGCATCTGTGCTATTGTCGGCGCCGATCTTCGCAATCTGATCTTCCATGCCGGTCTGAAAATCGGCCCAATGCTGATCGGCATTGTTCGGGTCAGCCTGGGCCTTTTGGGCCGCTTCACTCAATTTACCGGACAATGCAGCGAATGCCTCGGCGCCCGCCTTACTATTGTTTGATGTATCCTCCATCGCCTTGTGCTTTACGATAGTGTCTTCTACCGCCTTCACGCCGCCTGCGACAGCCCCTCCGATAGTGTTGAAGGCGCCCTCCCATGCACGACCAGCCGCTGCCTGAGACGAAGCAACAGTACTGTCTGCTACCGGCGCACGAACGTCATTCGTGAAGGTCTTGATATTATCCGCCATTGTAAAGCCCCTTCCAGTCCGTCTGTTTGTCCATCAGCGCGCGGACGGCTCCGATGCCGTAGCACAGCGGCCAAAGAACGGCCGTGACCAAAGCACCGCGCAGGAGTATTCGTGCGCCGCGTACCTTAGCATGGGCTGCGATATTTTCAGCGCGCCAGTTGAAAATAGCGCACAGGAAACGTGAATAAAGACTACGAGGATGATTGCGCAGGTGACGAACACTCGGAACGGCCCAGACATAATAGCCCTCTCTAACATAATCGGGATAGGAGGCGAACACGGCGGCGCCCGGCGTCCAGTATTTCCGGGGCAGCCGGCGCTGCTTCACCAGTTCGGTACAGATCACCCAGCCGACAAGGCCGAGGATGCCGCCGACGACCTGACCTTCGCCCTGTGCATTCGCGGCCTTCTGCTGCGCCTTGTAGCTGGCGCCCTGCGCCTCGAAGCCACCAGCGGTAATCTCACCTTGGTTTGATATAAGTTGCGACGACAGCGCAGCCTGTTGCGCAGACATACGCATAAGATCGCCCGCACTGCCGCCAGACGTAAAGCCCGCCCCGGCCACGTCCGCGTTCTCAGTGCCTAAGATTTTATAGGTCTGAATATCCTGCTGCTGCAGTTGTATTTTGGTGGAAGATCGCGTTATGTCCGCACTCTTATATGCCGACTTTGATGCTTGGCCGTAACCAGCGGCCGCCTCAAAGCTTCCGCCCGCACTGAATAGGTCGCTTACTCCGCCTGAAATAGACATATTATTACCTGTCTTGCGTATCGAGGAAGCCTTCAACCGACAGCACCGTCGCCGGATAAGGGCGTGTGATCTGCCAGCCGATCATTCCGTCGTAACTATAGTCGTCGGTCACTGTATCCGAATGGACTCCAGAATACAACTGATTGTCTGCATAGGCCGTTCCACCAAGAGACTTCAACAAAACCGACTTCAGTTTGGTAAAAAGCGTCCCAAACTTCAGGCCTGCTGCATTAAGGAACAAGAAAGCAGCGCGATGGTTTCGGCGCGTCTTTCCGATAGCGGGGCCGTTGCGGGCGCCGCTATCCTCAGTCGTGACCGGGCGAAGCCTCTGGCCTTGTGATGTGAAGGTCGTACCAACGCACGCCGGGACAAGATAATACTGGCGTCCGGTAGAGGGTGTCGCGCTGGCTGTTAGACGCAATGCGGCCCAGTTTGTAAAGCTGGCTGGCGTAGAGTTCAGTTGAACGGGGGCGCCGCCGCCGGAGACATATCCTCCGTAAATAAATAGGGTACCAAGACGACTATCCCATACTCCATAAGTGGTGTTCAGTCCGGTCATCGTAGTTTTCGCGACTGTTCCGGTAGAAGTATTGACCAAATTGTATTTAACGGTTGAGACCGTGTTCGACATGAACGCAAAAAGCCCATAGGCAATATATGTGTTCGCCCCAGTTTCGCCATTACGGACAAGAGGTGCTTCGACTGCAGTCTTCCAGAGAATTGTGCCTGTAGCAGAACTGATCTTTATGAGATAATGACCGTTCGTAACACTATCGACAGTGTTCACAAACACCATTATGTTGCCGTCTGAGTCGTCGAAAAAGGGGCCAGAGTTGCTGCTGATGTGCGTCCACGTCGCGTCAATCGCAGCGGGCGTGATCTCAGACCCAACATGCGTAAAAGAAATATATGGGTTCAATGTCGGAGCAGAAGTACCATACGTAGTCGGGCACACGAACGATGCGGCCTTCGCATTTATCGTAGTTTTGTATAGGTTCAAACCGTTGGTGTCCAAACCGGACCCATATCCCAACGTATATCCAAGTCCCGATCCGGCTGCGCCAGAGCAAGACCGCGCGCTAACGTCCGTCAGCGTTGACATAAACCCAGCGTTCTGCATCGACCCGGCGTTCTGATAAAGGTCGGCGATAAGTAGGCCGCCCAAGATACTAATCGGTGACAAAGGGGGCGAAGTCGCACCGTGCCGGGAGCCATTGACATTAATCACGGACACGGTTTGCGGGCCATTGACGAGAGATGGCGCCAAGAGGAAATTATTTCCTTCTATGCTGATCGGCGCTAAGTTCCCAGGATGCCAAATGTGATTATAAGCAATCGTTATGGAGTTGGAATTAATGCCGGCGCTATCGACAACACGAAGCGTGTTCGGGTCGATCTTGAAATACTGCGCCATGTTGAGCGCGCCGTTTATCGTATAGATGTATCCGTCGTGGCCGAGAACATATGGCGCATTTACTGCTAATCCACTCGGCCCAAAAATCTGATGATGCGTCGCCTGATTAGTTTGAACTCCAGACATTATGTCGAACACACGGATGCCGTCAGTAGCAGTTGAACCGGACTTAAAATTGAAAATCCGAGAGTTGAGTGTGTCGATCAAAACCGTATCGCCTTGCGTGCCAGTAACCGGTGTGGTCGGGCCGATATATGACTGTATCGACAAGGCCTGCGCAGGGAAATTTTGTGTTGCGTAGGTGACCGGCATAATGTTCGGGCTAAAGCCACTCACGCCATTTGCCGACGCTAGCGACGCCCCCGTTAAAAGCCCACTAGGGCCGGCCGGCAGGGGAATAGTCATGGTCCCGCTTGACACTAAATAATCGCCAGCGTCTATGCCAGCAATGTAGGCTGAAATAGTTTGGCCTTCGTAGTTCTCAAGCCCATAGATTTTCAATTGTGTGGCGGACGTTCCAAAGCCCGTAAGGACAGAACCCGCCGGAGTAGTTCCACCGTCTACAAACCACGCATCCGTGTTAAGGCCATTGTCCGGGAATAGGTCTGTTAGGAGTTCAACATAGTAGATGTTTGCTACACTGTCGAACGTCACCATTGATAGTGTGTCCAAGTTTCCGCCGATCGAGGGGCCAACGGCGATACTCACAAGAGTGCGGGCAGTTCCGAGCGTATGACTGTGCCAACCGGAGAACGTAGGCTGCTCCGACAACATGGGGCTCTCTCGACGATATGTCATACCAGCAAGACTACCGTCATTCATGCGCGCCCAAGCCACGGGGGTAAGTTCTTTTTGATAGCGCACCTCCGCGACGCCAGAAGTCATCAGGTGGGAGCCCGTCAAGCCAACATTGATGCCGCTGAACTTCCCAGAGAACACGTCTGTCAAATACTCAAATACCTTTTTATTATTGCGCGCGACGAATAGGGACGCAAATGGAGCCTCAACCGGCTCGACGTTGGCGCAGCCATATTTCGTAACGCGCTTCGCTTGACAACTCGTCGGCGTTAGAATGTCTCCATTGGATGAAGCCTGTACGAGCCATTCAGATGCCTGTGTCCCGCAAATAAAACCACTCTGTTGAGGCGCCATCCAAAAGATTGTGTTGATGTCCTTAGAATTGAACGTATAGGAAATTGCATTGGCGTCCGACACAGTTCCGTCAACGGCAGTGGGGCTGAAGTTGAAGATGTCGTTCGGCACGCTGGCGTCAAATCGATTTCCGATGACGCCGGACAACACAAGGCGGCCCTCGGTATAGGTGCCGCAAGTAGGATATCCAGTCGTATCGCTGAAAGTGCCGAGACGCCAAAGCGTAATCGCGTTGGTGTTGACTAAGACGCCAGGTAATTGCAGTGTCGGCGTATTGACCACTTTCAACGTAGCCGTCACTATCGTCGCAGATGAGTATGCAGTAATAACCGCCCATACCCACGCCACCGCATTAGCCGCTACGCTCCAATTAGAGGCGTCGGCTCCAGGCACCTTACCGATATTGCCAGCGACGAGCGATGAATAGTAGACGCCTTGGTATGTGACGAGGGCGCCAACAGCATAGGTCGTGCCGACCGCCCAGTTCGCCGGCTGAGAAAATAAACGAACATGGCGGCCAACATCGGTACTGACAAACTTACTGGCGGAAGCGGTCAAGGTCACGCTGCCACTTGTCCCACTGGGCGTGATCGTAGTCCCGTCCGAAATCGGGTCATTATAGGGGCCGTCTTGGAAGGCGGCCGCAGCCAGCGCGAATACTGGAGCAGGCGGCGAAGTCGAAGTCAGCGCCTGTGGTGCTGTCTGCCCCTGAAGGAGGACAAGCGTATTGGTACTGCCATTTAAAGCTTGGATACCCCGAACCGAAGAAAGAACGGCTTTTGTATATGGTGTCGCTATGTCCAAAATGCGTTGGGCAATACAGGGAGTTCCAGTGGTAAAATTTAGTGTAGAGCCGTCAATCGGCTCTCCGGTTATACTATCAGTCAGGGTGAACGTGGCGCCGCTAACGCCCCCGATAAGAAATTGTCGTCCCTGGAGAAGGGAGCCCTGCTCCGGCGTAAGAGCGACTGTCGGGAAAAAGAATTCTACCATATCCCCGTTAGACCAAACTGTATTACCGTTCACGGTGACGACCGCCGGGCTCGCCGTGCTTATCGACACAACGGTTTCAGGATCATAAGTGTGAACAAGCGAATATGTTGCAAAGAAGCGCAAATGCCCGTCAGTGAACTCGGCCGTATATGGGGCGTTCTGCGAGAAATCGAAATCTATAAGTTTGGCATATACGCCTGCACGGGTTGTCGCAGCAACGCGAGTACCGGGGCGCCGAGTCCATGCTCCGGTTTCAAGCGGCATAGAGTTGAAGCACTTATTCATCCCGGTCTTATATTTCGGATGATCGGCGCGCCCCTGGAACGAGGGCGCAATTTCGCCGCCCAAGAAGGATACTTGAAGATTTGAAGCATCCATTACACCCTCACGGATATGAAATCGTCTTCAGGCGCCTCAACAGGACCGATTTCAATCCCGTTTACCGCGCGAGCGTCGCCCATGAATTGTCTATACTCGCTGATAATGTTGGCAATCTTGGAAGTGCTTTGTGTCAGCGGCTCGCATACCTCGATGGCGATGCGGCATGAAAGACCTTCACAGAACATCGGGTCCATCAACGTAACGTCCGCGATATCTGCCGCAAAACGCAAGATTAAAACACCGCTTTGGCGCGTGAGCAAATAACCGCCCTGAAATTCCCAGTCGTCATACTGGTTCCCGCTAGGACCGCCCAAGAACGTCACACTACCTGCCTTCGGGTCTTGCGGCGCCTTACGCAAATAGCCATAGGGTAAGAAATAGACGTTTCGAGTATTGGTCTGAAACGCAGGACCAGTGCCAACCGGATAGACAAAGGTAATCGACTTCACTGTCGCGTCGATCTGCATCCAGTTCGCACCCGCGTGCGTATCGGGCTGATTAGCGACCGGCAGCGGCGCCCAATGTACGCCTGCGTCACCGACTGGATTGATATTCACATTTAGGTCCAACTTTGATTGATACTTGTTCGTATCACTACCCGTCACCGTATCGCCTAGATTATAATAGGTCGTCGCTATCCAAGCCGGAGTTGTAGTGGGGGTGTCCGTACTCTGGGCCAAGGCTATGAAGATCGTCGGGGTCGTTCCGGACAAAGTGTAGACAAGCTCGCCTGGATAGTAAGTAGTCGTGGCGGTCGTGTCCCATGGCTCGACCGTGCGCGGGCCGAAGTATTGTGACCAGTCACTCGCAGTGATATCCGGCTGGAGATTTATGTTCGCCGTACGCGAGAAGTAGACTTTGGTGTTGTAGCTTATGATCGAGCCCGGCAGATAGTTCTTCGTTGCGCTCCACGCAGCCGGTACAAGCTCCATCGTACCCAGTGTCGCTGCAGCGCCCGTCGCACTGTTCGCCGGCATCTGAGGATTGTAGGGCCGCAGCGCAGTCTGCCGGATCGAGAAAATCCAAACGTTTCGACGCATTTCCGCGATGCGTAGTTTATCATAGCAGAATGTCACCTCGTCGGCGGCCTTGGTATCGTCCGTCAAAGTGACTATACGCGTCTGTCCAACGCGCTGAAGGGCGCGGTTCATCACGTCTATTGGTAACTGGAAGGCGACGGGGATTGACATAAGCGGCTCCTTTGAGGCGCCGCCTTACTCTAGCGGAACCCGCGTGAATGCAGTGTAGTAGGCTGATCCAGCCGTGGCAACAATCTGATATTGGCCGGGCGGGAGATCGAGGAAAGTCAAGACGCCATTGGCCGCCAGAGCGTTCACCCACGTATTTGGTGTCGCGCTTGACGGCTGCCCGAATAACGTCACGGCTGTACCGTTCGGCATCAGTTGCTGAACGGCAAGAGAGCCGAACGTAGCCTCAGCGGAAAGTTGGTAACGGCCGCCCGTAATGGTGAAGGGGCCGAACGTCCCGGCCGCTGCGTTACTCTGGCGAAAGCTCTCCTGACTACGCATCGGCTTACACCGATGCTAAGTCAACATAGCGACCGTCTTCGACAAGTTCGATGGCGCGCTGCAGGAAGATGACAACTTCCTGCTTCGTCCAAAGCGTTGCCGAGTTCGCCGGTATCTTGTTGATCTGGATGGCGATGTCGTAGGTCGTCGGGGCACTCGTCCCCAGGACGAGGGCGTCCGGGGCATAGTCCTGGCCGCGATAGGCCGAAATTGATACTGAAGCCATTGGGGTTCTCCTTACGGGGACACTATGCCGATATTCTTGGCCGCTTGCAAGGCCAATCTGGTGGCCCATTTTACGGCATTGCTGGTCGTGATGACCGCCGTGTCAATCAGAAGAACGAGGTTGCCGCCCAAATAGGTCGTAACCGCCACCAGGGTAACCAAATTGGTGTCGGTCACAGCGAGCGCGGTCGCGGTTTTGGCGGTGTTGGCGTCTGTCTGAGCAGTGACAAAAGCTGCAGAAGCCGTATTAAATAGCGCCATAAGGGTAACGACCTGGGCATGGGTAAGTCCGGTCGCACCTCCGTTAGTCCATTGATGGGTAACGGCGGAATAGCTGTCTCCCGTAATCGCAACTAGGGCCGCACCGAAAACGTCTTGAGCAGTGAAAGCGGTAGTTAAATCAGTGACAACGGTTCCGACTGCAGTGTCCCCAAGAACGACTTTGGCTTTTGCCGTGACGAGCAGTGCCGCCTGAACGGCAACTTCTGCTACTGGGTCGGCAACAAAGCCGGTGCTGGAATTGAATGATCCTTCACCAAGGTTTGCGCCGAGGGTCACTTTTATTGCTTGGACCGCCACGAGCGTTACTCCTGAAAGGCTCTGCTGGGCGGCCCACCTATTGAGCGGGAGGGGGCACGCGGTTCGGAAAGGAACCGCCCAGCAAACTGATTATTCCACGAACTCGACTTGCAGGCCAAGGATGCCCGTGCCGGTCGAAATGTCGTCCGTGACAATGGTGGCAACAATGTCAAACTCACCACCCGGATCGGACGCGATACCCAGCGCCTGCCACAGAGGGAGGTTCACCTTGTCGGCGGTATAGGTGCCGCTCTCGTTGGTGATATCGGTCGGCTGAACGGCGGAAGCCAGAGCAACAGACGAGGCGAAGAAGGCCTGCGAAATCGCATTCGCGGCAAGGTCGGCTTTGCCGGTCGGGCCGTCAACGGGATAATAGACGCCGACATCTGTGTGGCCCTGCGTCTGGGCCTGCGACTGGATGCCAACATATTTAACCTTGGCATTGGTCGGCACACGCAAGATGCGGAGGGTACTGTCCACGGCCGATGAAGCGACAACAACCACACTGTCGCTGACATTCTTGATGTATCCCTGTGCGCCACCGCCCGTGGGGTTCGGCACAGTGATGACGGCCTGACGGTTCGTGATCGAAGTGGCTTGCTGGTGCTTGACGGTCATAGGCTTTACTCCAAAGTGGCGGCCCCTGGCTCTCGCCAGGGGTCAGGGATTACGGGGTGATGTCGGCTCCAGCGGTGTCGGCGCACGCGACCTGAATGACCTTGCCCAACTGGGTGCGGGTCGCACCGAAGCTGTAGCTGGTGTACAGGTCGTAGGGTTCGCTCGACAAGTCGTTGCGGATCGACACGCGGTTCGTGGTGTCCTTCCACAAGCCCAGGTACAAGCCGGACTTGACGAAGGCGATGCAGCCACGGACGTTTGTGGCGATGACCGGCAGGCGTTCCATGACCACGATATCGAAGCCCATGAAGCGGACGACCTTGCCGTCCACCAGGGTCGGGCGGTCGCCGTTATAGTCGGCGTTAGTCACCTGAGCCTGCTTCAGCAAGTCAGCTTCTTGGGTCGAACCGATGACGATGGTCGCCGGGTCGGTGTCAAGGTCATTATGATAGTGGCGCAGGATGCGCTTGGTTTCGATCAGCTTGGCGACGGTCAAGCCGGTGCCGGTGCCGCCGAAGTCCACGCTCACCTTGAAGGTGCTGGCGAAGTCTTCGTCGGTCAACGCGGCGGCGTCCTGGCCGATCTTGCTGGTCGTGGAAGTCGCGGCGACGATAATCGCATCGTCCCAATCGCGGCCGGCAGCCTGCGCGGCGTTATCGACATACGCGGACTTGGGGTCCACGATGGTCTTGAGTTCGTCGAAGCTGTCGATCAACTGGTCGATCTCGCGGTCGGTCGGGAAGACCCAACGGCGGGTGAAGTCGCTGTCAGTGCGGTTCTTCGGCGCATAGCGTCCGGCCGGAGCCTTGGACTGGATCGCGCCAACTTGATTGACAGGCGACGCCATCTTACCGACGTGGAAGCCTTCGCGGATTTTGCCGCGAAGCTTGCTGCCCATTTGCTGCAGCTTCAATTCGAGGTTAGTGGAGAACTGGGTCGTCTCCAGGGGAAAGAGGCCTTGACCGTCAGCAGCCATGTTCGTCACTCCAAAAAGTTTCTGGGATTTTGGCGTGCCCCGTTATGGGAGCCTGATATTCGGCGTCGGCAGGCCCCGGCGCGTGGGCCTCGCCCGCCGCCCCGGCGCCCTCCCGGCCCCGGCGCCGCCCCCTGCGAGGGCCAGGGGCGGGACGGGCGGGAGTGCCGAACGCCGCAACATTATTGCGCACGCAATTTTATGTCAAGAGGAATTTGCAATTATATTGCGCATCGCCTCGTCAGAGGCGCCGGACCCGTCAGTATAGCAGGCGGCCGCGCGGATTTTGTCATTGCGGAACTGGACGATAGCCCGGTTCGATAGGAGGACGACAGTCCAGAAGATTTCTTCACCGTCGTCCTCGAAGAACAGCGCCAGCCCCGCACCGAGCGGAGTTTCCACACGGATGCGGGGCTGAAGCTGTAGGATCATCTCTGGTTCACGATCATGGTGTTGAGGGCGGTCATCTCCGCTTTTTTGGCGGCGTCGCCGTCGAGATAAGATTTGACCCATACCTGATCTGCCATCAGGGAAGTCTTGCGATCCACCGCCTGTTCGCGCGTCATCACACCCAAGCCAGGATTAGCTGGGTTCAGCACGAAACGGTCTTCACCGATTTTCGTACCGATGGTGCGGAACATTTCCATCACCTTATCGTAGCCGACCACGCTTTCCAGCGCAGCCACCTGTTCGGGCGTGACGCCGAGCTTGCCGGCAGCCTGCTTCGCAACGAACATGTTCGCGTCGAAGTTGGTGCCCCAATTGGTCGCCAGCGCGGACTTCTGCGCAGCAAGCTTGCCCTGCTGTTCGACCGTTCCGGCCGACTTCGCGGTGTCGGTTTCCTTCACGCTTTCGTTGACGAGCGTCAGCGCGTCACCGGGCTTGAGGCCAAGGCTGAAGGCTTTCTTGCCCCAGGCGGCGATCTCCTCGGCCGACAAATCACTGCCGTCCGCGTGCTTCACCACCTTGAGCGTGTCGGCATAGCCTTTCTCGTCCTGCGGCATACCAAGCCGCAATCGAACCTGACGCCAGCCTTCGGCGTCGTTGGGGTCGGTGGGCAGCCGCACGATCTTGTCGGCCGGCGCACCGATCAGCTTCTCGGCTTCGCGGTGGGCCTTCGACGCGGCAACGGCAGCTTCACGCGGGGTGAGCTTGTCGGTACCACGGTTCTGGAAGTAGCCCACGTCTTCAGCGGGCAGTCCATCATGCCAGGGTTTTTCGGCGGGGGCCGGTGCGGGCGCGGGTGCAGGCGCCGGAGCCGGGGTAGGGTTGCCAGGATCACTCATTGGTCTTCTCCTTCGTTGGACAGCTTCCGGGTTTCACCCGAGAAGTGGTTCCCATTGTAAAGAGCGAAAAGCTGTTCACTCGACAGGTTCAGGTGGTTGCTGATACGCAGCCACACTTCACGGCGGCCCTCAAGGACAGCGTGCAGGCGCGCGTCCTCGTGGAAAGTAGATTTGTTCGCGCGGCAGAACTTAGCGAGGTCGATCAAAACCTCCTGCCCTGCATAGTTGCCCTTCTTGAATGTCAGTTGGTATGCGAGCCTTCGTTTACGTAACAGGTCGAATGCGCGGCCTGCCATTTCAGCAATAGACATGATCCCTCACTTCAATTACGCCGGTTGTCCCATCGGCTGTTGGGGCGCCATCGGCGCAGCGGCAGGAATGGCTTCGCCGGCAGCGGCGTGTGCCTTGATAAGCTGGGCGGCGGCCGGGGCCGCGCGGATCGCCTGTTCCTTGGCGGCCGCCTGGGCACGCGCCATACGCTTCTGGGTGATCTCCTGATCCGAAGCCATCCACGGTTCTGGGGTGCCCTGGATGCGCGCCATCGCGGTTTGCGCCACGTCCATGTTGTAGACATCGAGCAGCGACTGATCCTGCGTGACCGCAATCAGTTCCTTAGTCGTCTCGATGCTCCGAATGAAGCCGGCAGCCTCCTGCGCTTCCATCGCGCGGGACAGCGGCGACGTGTAGCGAATGTGGAGGTTCGCCTGCTTGGCGTGATAGGCCTCCGCAAGACGCGGCGGCATCGGCGCCATCATGCCCATCTGGATCATGAGGTCGAGTTCGCGGGGGATCATGGTGCCGAGATACTCGGCGCCCTGGCGACCCATGGCGGGCGCGATCAGGATACCCTTCTCGTTGGTACGCTCGATCACTTCCGTCGCCGTCATCTGCGGCGTCTCGGTCAGGATTTGGAATAGCGACACAAGGAAGGCGTCATTGATAAGTTGACGCTCCTCGTCCATCATTTCCTTGGTGATCTGTAGTTCGCCCACCGGCAAAGTGTCTATCAGCCGCTTGCCGTCTTGGTTCATCCCACCCTTGTTCAAGGCACCTGGACGCATAGAGAAGTCCACAATCCCGTCATCGTAGGTTAGCAATACAGGATCGGCGGCGCGATGGCCTGCCTTAAGGAACATACGCTTCTCGGCGTTCAGGGTCTTAAGCGCCGGCAGCACCATCATGGCGGGGCTGCGGCCATAGACTTCGCCGGGCGCCTGCTCATAGCGGGACGCGGACAGTGGGAAGGTGCGGTAGCCGCCCTCTGACAAAATGCACTTGCCTTCGATGCAGACATGCGTCGAAGCGAACTTCATGCCCTTGTAGTCGATCCGATCCGGGTCGCGCTCGCGGTTCGGGACGACATGATGCAGGAAGTTGAAGGTCGTCTGTGATCCAGCGTCGAGGGCTGACTGTAGCGTCGGGGGCAGCGCCTTATCCGGCCACTTCGATTTCGCTTGGCGCGCAGTGAGCCGGAACCAACGGATGAACCCGTTGACGAGGCCCTGATGGTTTTCGAGCAAGAACATTTCGCCCAGCGGGATTGCCTTATAACGCAGCGCGCGAAGCAGAGTGCCAGCCTCATCACAGGCCTGATCGACAAACATCGGCCCCGTGCCGAAGGCGCCGAGCGACTGATAGACCTGTTGATTGTTCGCGGCGAAGTTGCCAATGGGGGCGTAGCGCGCCTTGAACATGCGCATCGTTGCCTCGTGGAACCACAGCTTGATCTGCTTGTCCTTCATCAGGTTTTCGTCATCGCACTCCAACTGGTGCCAGATCATGTTGCGCGGGGTGAGCAGGCTGTCGCAGATCGCGGAGAAGCGGGAGAGAGCCATCATGCCGGTGGCGTCGATCTGGCGCTCAGTCTTCTTCTGGCCGGGCCAGTTGTAATTGCCGTACATGAAGGTATTGCGATAGTTCGGCAGGATCAATTCGGCAACCTCCTCCCACTGCGTCGCGGTGGTGTTGCGCCACGTCTGCAGTTCCGCGAAGTCGTGCATGATGTCTTCAAAGAGTTTCGCTTCGCGGGCGGACGGGATTGGAGCCTGCCCGGCGATGTCATAGCGGGATGCGGTGCGCGCGTCGGATGCCATTACATGCCCCCGGTGTTGCTGCCAAGCAGCGACATCACTGAGGGACTGAGGCCCGCTGAGTTCGGGTTGAGGGCGCCAATCGAATTGGGTAGTTGGCCGGCGAGCTTTTTCTTCTTGAGTTCGTCAACCTGATCCATGACCTGTGTCTGCAACTGGTCGCCCAGGCCGAGGGCCTGCGAGGCGCTCGATAGCGGCTGGTTCTTGAGGCTGGGATTTCCGGCAAAGGTCATGGGTCCGCTCGCCAAGTTACGGGTGATCCGCAACAATGGGGCTAAAAAGGATCAAAGTCAATCCCGTCCGCGATCTGCCCCTGGCGCCGCTTCTTGGCATGGCTACCCAGTTGAACCGCCTTGCCAAAACGCTTAGCCATGATCCCTATTCTGGTCGCGCTCATGATGTCGTCGCGGACCTTCACGATCAATCCTTTCTTGCGGTGGTATTCCCGATATTCCTCAAACCAATCCGCGAGGTGCGCGGCGACGCGCAGCCGGCCGGTCTTCATGCGCTCGTCCATTTCCAACACACCGGCCTCTGTGCCATAGCCACCATCTTGGAACGTGGCGTGTTCGTCGAGCATCTTCAGTCCCTGGTTCTTGTAGAGCTTGCTGACCGTCTCTCCGGACTTCTCGCGCGCCGTCCCGTCCTGGGGCCAAGCGACCGGGACCATGATGCCGATCTGCTTCATGCGGACGGCGTGCTGAACCGGGGTCTGATCCGCGATGCGCCACGCTTCGAGAACGTGGATCACGTCATTGTCGCGGTCCCAGGCCTGCAGTGTCGCCGCGAACGGATGCCCGATACCAAAGTCGATGCTCCACAATTTTGTCCAGGCCGGGGGAATGTAGACGAGGGTCGGTTCCGCCAGCGACTGATCGGCCGTGAGGAAGACGCGGCCTTCACCCATCATGGGCATACCGCTTAAGCGCGTCGCGTGTTCGTGCGCCGGGTATCGCTCCAACAGCTTTGCGATCTTCTCCGGGGTGTTGAAGTGCAGCGCGTCCTTCACCGCCATCACGACGCGGTAGCGGTTCTTCGCGGAAGTTTCGAGGAACCGCTGCCACAGATCGGTGATACCCTTCAGCGGGGTGAAGGTGGTGTAGATCGAACCGTCAGTCGCCGCGATGCGGGCGAGGCACTCCGAATAGATGTCCATGTCGGGTTCTTCATCGCACCAGACGAGATCGACCGGCTTGCCCTGAAACTTCGCGCGGCCCTGCTCGTAGGATTTGAACTTCAGCGTCGAGACGCCGCCCGACTTGTGGCGCACATGGATGGTGTCATAGGCGTCGATGATACCGCGCGCCAGGGAAGGCTTTCCGATGAACGCGGCCTTGGGGATGAACCCCGTACCGAACGCTTCCTCAAGACCGGGCTCACCGCAGAGCTTGGCCTGCTGCACGTCACGGACGAGCAACGCGCTTTCACCACAGGCCCACGCATAGATCGGCCGATCCCATTTCCGCCCAAGCCAGTCATCGGGATATTCACCCGTGAGATGATAGACCATCTCGACGGCGCCGGCTTGCGTCTTGCCTTGCTGGTTGCCGGCCGACAGAAGCCGCTCGTCATAACTCGACCCCGCGTCGAAGAACTCTTGCTGCTTGGGATACGGAACGAAGAAGTCGATGGCGCGATAGCGACGCTTGTCATCCAACGCCTTCAGCGCGGCCGCGATCTCGCGCAGTGCCTCTTTCGTTTTACTGATCGGGGTCGGTTTCTCGCCTAGCGCACTCACAGTAGGTCCGCCAGATCAGGATCGACTTCCTCGAACGTGGTGTCGATCACAGGAGCCCCCAATAATTTCATCGGGTCCAGGCCGTTCGCAACAGCCGTCTGTTTGATGAAGTCGATCAACTCCGCAGTGGTGCGATCATCTTTGATGACGATCTTGTGTTCCGTTTTTCCAGCGAAGCCGCCGATGCGGTCGAGCAGCGAGTTTGCTGCGTTTAGGCGCACCTTATTGTCGCTAGTCTTCGCGCTCGCCAACTCCACCAGGGTGCTGACGGCCAACATTGAAGAACTGTCGAGACGCCGGAGAGCTTCTTCCTTTATCGCTTCAACGATGGGCGCACTATTCGCCAGCCGCGACGAAGATGCCTGTGCGCTCGCGTCGGTCGTGGCCTGATAGCCGGCAGCGCGATAGGCCTCCTGCTGGTCGCCGCCGAAGTAAGCCAAGGCGCAAACGAACAGCCGCTGGCGCTCGTTGAGGGCGCGCATGGCCGGGCCGAGAACTTCGGCGGCGGGGATTTCAAAGAGGACGACTGTGTTCTGGGTCATGTTGGTCTGATAACATAATAACCACCAAAGTCAATCCCAAGACCACCTATGTTATGCGTTTGTTATAAACTTGGATTTCCGGCGCGAAAGAGCCCAGG